AAATGATGTAAATAGATACTACCACCTGTTATATAACTATTCTACTAACAAGGAATACCCACAATTATTGATTAGAACTCACAAGGAAATCACAGCTTTGGGCTTTTAATGTGGGGTTTTTATACCCCACACCATTTGCTACTCGTCTTCGTCTTCATCGATATCGTCGTCTAGATCTTCGTCTTCATCTTCATGATCGCACTGTTCGATTTCGTTGATTTTATCTTCTAGTGTATCTAACTTTTCTCTGATGATATCTAAAAGATCTTCGATTGTTTCTTTTTTCTTTGCCATTGATAATTACCCCCGATCCTCGATGCGCTAATATCAGATCATTGTGTCTAGACAAGGGAATAGTGGACAGGAAATGGCGTAAAATGGTGCGCGGAACGTGGATCGTTGATTTATATAGCTTTTTTGTTGTTTCGCCACCATAAGGAAAATTTTAGGGGTACCAAAATAAAAAAAAATATTTTTTACCCCCGTGGCGGCTGGCGACGGTGGCGTAAAAGTTCCAGAAGTGTTGGTATACAACAATAGTAGACGATTTTTAGGTCCGCCACGAAAAAAAAAGTGTTGGCGTGCAACGATTCTGGAGGGGCTTGTATCAACGAAACGCCACGGCGGGAATATACTATTGATTTATATACATATTTTAGACTGTTCATTTTAGTGGGTAAAATTACAAATAGTGCATTTTACGCCATTTGGACGTATTCCGCTACGCGACCCCCTTTTTCAAATTTTATTTGCATTAGGGGGGTAAAAATTCTACTTATGTATGATGAGCATTAGCAAATATCCAAGAGTTAGATTACATTGGATTGATATACTTGGTGACACAGGTTGGGCCGATGAAGAAGAATTCCAGGGAATGCAATGTAGTACATGCGTCAGTGAAGGTCACCTCTTCCATAAAGATGATAAAGTTGTTATGACATTTTCATCTTATGAAATTGAAAACGAAATGGTTACCTCTTTCGGCGACAGAAACGTTTATCCCATTGGGGTCGTTACGAAAATTGAATACCTCTAGTTGTATCTATAAAACTTATTTTGGTTGCGTATTACTATCTTCCTGCAAATGTTCTTCTTTGACTTGTTCCTTAACTAATTCAAAATCAGCTTCCACAAGCAAACCTTTGTGATCTTCTAGTATTTGCTTCATCTTTAATTCTAATTCTTGTGGTGTCAAACTATCTAAAGTTCCGTATTTAATTACCTTTTGATCTACATATAAACCTGCGGCTTTACCACGTGCTACTTCTGCATTGATGGCTGCACTCCATGCACCTTTGCCTTTTGATTCGTCTCTTAATCTTGCAAGTTCTGTAATATGATTTTCAAATGTAACTTCATATTTCTTTTGTATTTCTTCACGTAGTTCGCCTATGTATTTTGCAACTAATGGATATGTATTTGGATTACGTAATTCTGCTGCTGTAATTCTAGCTCTATCTTCTTCATATCCGGCTTGTCTTGCACATTCAGTAGCAGTTAATCTACCTTCATTATATACAAGAAGTTCTGCAAATTTCATTTGCATAGGTGTTAATCTTTTAGGAACCCCCATTTAATTACCTTTATATAATTTCATATATCTGTTGAATTTATTTAAATGATTATAAGCAGCATATAATATTTGTTCTTTTTTTAATTTAATTAAGTCAAATTTAATTTTTTTTGCTTTTATTTTTTTTACACTTATATTTTTGTTTAAAAGCGTTCTATATTTCTTCATTTCAGATTGAAATTTAGGTTTTAGTTTACATATTAAATATGCTTCCCAATACCTTCTTCTTGTTTCATTTTTACAAGCTTTTATTATAACTATTTTATCATAATTACCTGATTGAATATCTTCTCTGGTATGTCTTCCGCAAAATAAACTCAAAGATTCACCTATATAAATTAAGTTATTTTCAAAATATCTTAAGTAAATTATAGGATAATTTTCTGATTTATGTATAGTCTTTTTCATTGACAATCACCGTATCATCAAGTAAGATAATTATCAAGTATATATGGGGTCGGCTTACGAGAAGATGAATGATTATACCTTCAGATACTGGGCCCCACCTAAAAAGGTGTTATGATTAATGGCAAAACATTAGCAATGGTGCTTGATAAACTTCTGACAAAGTCAGAAGTTGCGCAGAATGCACGCATACAAGTTCAAATGCCAAATGGCGATTTGCACGACATTACAGAAATAAAATTAATGGAAAACATGTTGATAGGTCCATTTGAAACTCACAGATTAGTATTAGTTACCGAACCACAAAAGCATAAAATGTCTAAAGTTGTACGCTCCTCACAGATAGTGTAGCTACGTTGAAACCAGAAACAAAATTTTGGCAAGAAGTTAAAAGAAATTTACCGGATATAAACTTTACAAGACTAGAATCTTGGGCGTCTTTTGGCGTTCCGGATCTATTATGTTACCACGATTCTTGTGCATTCTTTATGATTGAACTGAAAGTATCACGGGGTAACAAAGTTCATTTATCCCCGCACCAAAAACTGTTTCATATGACTCATCCAAAGCGATCCTTTATCTTTGTTAAGACCCTCGCTCCTCGCTCCGTAAAACTTTATCAAAGCTCCGCGCTCAACGCTTCAAACTTCAATCTTCGTGATGCGAAGATCGCGGCCCAGGATGATTGGACCGCGATCCAGGAGGCATTAATCGGCGTCGATTAATTCTTAAAAATTGGGAAGCGAAGAACCGTTCGGAGTCAGTTCTTCGCCATGTTATTACCGTTTATCGTTTCGCGATTCGCGGTACTTCTTATCAAAATCCTTGGTTTGTTTATTGTCTATGTAGATCATATACCAATAGATCAACACACCAACCAATAGCGTAACGCCGGCCCCCGTTACGAGGAACGCGTAAGCATCTTGAAAGAATTCAACCATTAGCTATTCCAATCTGCGATCTTATCATTCACCGCTTCTTCTAAAGTCTCTGCTTCAGCAAGGATATCGTCATTCGGTGCAAGAGCCAATGATCGCGCTTCGTCAATAAACATCGTTGATAAGTTACAAGCTCTGCCCATAAACTCACCTTCGTTATACTTACCACTTAACCAGTCGTGGAAGTAGTTGTGTGATAATTGTTCTAGTGTCATTATTCATCCTCCTTTGTTGGTTTGTTAATTGCAAACTCGATTATCTCTTTAATCTCCTTCGCATCATTGTTGCCGTTGATAACATCAAGGAATAGATCCGCGATATCATCCATATCAGTATTGAACTGATATAAGTCTTGTCTTGTTATGTGTTTCATATTCATCCTTTCTATTTATAATAATAGAATATCCCATAATAATAGTCAAGTCAATAGATAAATATATTTCTTCACGATCCACGAATCGAGATCAACGGAACGCGATAAGTCAATGTGACATAGTGTCGCAGGCGCGCCTGCGTTGTACACGCGTAGGTTGTGCGCATGCTCGCGCATAGGTTGTGCGCCGCTGCGCGGCTGTTGCATCGTGGATACAGTGTTGCAAAAATGTCACAGCGGGCTGCGCCCGCTATCCGCTCCATGTGCTCGCGCTTCGCGCTCGCGCTTGTGCCCGCTTCGCGGGCCGGGGGCCGGGAATAGATAAGGTGTTGCATTGTGGTTACAGTGTTGCAAAAATGTCACCGCCCGCTGCGCGGGCAGGTTGCGCGCTCGCCGCTGCGCGGCTCGGGTCGTCGCGCTGTTGCGCGACTCCAGTGGGTCCCAAAGCGATCTAGTATGCCGATAGTCCTTGACCCCCCATCCCCCCTAATAATATAAGGGGTCCCATAGATATACCCTTTAGACCTAGATTTAGACATTCAACCGTGATAAATACATTATAAAAAAATATCAAAGGTGTAAAAATTTTATAAAAAATTTTATAAAAAAATTTTATGGATGTAAGTAAGATAGACTTGAATAAACTTCCCGTGGATGCACGTAAGGAGTTTATGAAGTATGCAATCAAGTATGATGAGAAAGTAAAAGAAGAAAAAGTACATCAAGACTTTTTAACTTTTGTAAAATCTATGTGGCCTGATTTTATACAAGGTTCACATCATAAAAAAATTGCTGATCAGTTTAATCGTCTTGCAGAAGGAAAAATTAATAGATTAATTATTAATATGCCTCCTCGACATACAAAGTCAGAGTTTGCATCATTCTTGCTTCCAGCATGGATGATAGGTCGTAATCCTAAATTAAAAATTATTCAAACAACGCACACAACTGAACTTGCAGTACGCTTTGGTAGAAAAGCAAAACATTTAATTGACAGTCCAGATTATAAAAAATTTTTCAAAACAACACTTCGCGAAGATTCGCAAGCCGCGGGCCGTTGGGAAACGGATCAAGGGGGTGAATACTTTGCAGCGGGTGTCGGATCGGCGATCACGGGCCGCGGAGCGGATTTACTTATTATCGATGACCCACACTCTGAACAAGACGCTATGAATCCCGAAGCGCTGGAACGTGCTTATGAATGGTATACTTCTGGTCCTCGTCAGCGATTACAACCAGGTGGTAAAATAGTTGTGGTTATGACACGTTGGTCGTTGAAAGATCTTACCGGATCGTTGATCGGGGCTCAAAAGTCATTAAAGTCAGATCAATGGGAAGTCGTAGAGTTTCCAGCAATACTACCTGATGAACAACCCGTATGGCCAGAGTATTGGAAGTTATCTGAATTAGAATCAGTTAAGGCATCTCTATCTATTCAGAAATGGAATGCACAATGGATGCAGAATCCAACATCAGAAGAAGGTTCAATCATTAAACGTGAATGGTGGCGTAAGTGGGATAAAGATTATATTCCAGAATTGTATCATGTCATACAAAGCTATGACACTGCATTTTTGAAAAAAGAGACAGCCGATTATTCTGCTATTACTACTTGGGGTGTTTTTTATCCAAGTGAAGATTCAGGTCCTAATTTAATATTATTAGATGCAGTTAAAGAAAGATTAGAATTTCCAGAGTTAAGACGTAGAGCTTTAGAACAATATCACTATTGGAAACCAGAATCGGTGATCGTGGAATCAAAAGCATCAGGATTACCACTAACTTATGAATTACGTAAAATGGGGATACCTGTGATTAACTTTACACCTAGCAAAGGAAATGATAAGCATTCTAGAATAAATGCTGTGGCTCCAATATTTGAATCAGGTCAAATATGGGCACCAGATCATAAGTTTGCAGAAGAGGTTATTGAGGAATGCGCGGCTTTTCCTTTTGGAGATCATGATGACCTCGTTGACTCAATGACACAAGCGTTAATGAGATTTAGACAGGGTGGCTTTATTGAACACCCAGAGGATTATATAGATGAAAAAATTATTCATGAAGACAGGGAATACTACTAAATGAAACAAATCTTTTATAAACTTTTTGAAAATTTAAAACAATTAGGGATTAAACCTAATATTGGTAGTAGAACCAATGTAACTCCTATTCCTGGATCTGAAATAGATAGAATTATTAATAGACCTGTAGCTCCAAAAGAATTTGATTATTCAAAACCAGAAGTTGTAGATAGTATACGAGGCATTGTTAAAAATGCTTCTGACTATGTAGGTCAGTTTACTGAAAGACAAGCTAAAACTTTTAATGACAATATTGAAAGAATTTTAAATGTAATTAAACCAAAAGAAACAACTGGTGAAGTTATAGATATTACTACTAAAGAAAAAATTACTGGACCTGGACTTGCAAGTTTAATGAAAGAAAAAGGAGTTCCTTCTATTAGTAGAAAAACTATTGAAGCTGAAACATTAATTAAAAAATTTTTAGATGATGATTTAATATCTTTAAATGAAAAACAAATAGATCAATTATCTAGAGGTAAAGCTGAAGATGTATTTGAAGGAATCTTTGGTAGCAAAGCTAAAGAATTAATTACCGGTAAAAATACTAATGAAAGTTTAAGTGAGGTTTATAATAAGTTAAGAACTACTAAAGATGTAAAAGGAAGATTACCAGATGATCCAAGCTTTGATCCATCGGACATAGAATTTAAGGAAGGCGGATCTGTATCTGAAGATGTTAAACAATTACTCAAAGAAGAATTTATAAAAATAATTAATGAAAACCCTGAAGCTTATCCAGATACTAATGCTGGCTTTAGAAGATTTTTAAAACGTAAAGGAGCTCCAGTATTTAATTATAAAGATGGAGGAGAAGTTGAAGAAAAAGAAGAAAAAGATATTTTAGAAAAAATTGGAACATTATATAAACGTAAAAAAGAAAAAAAGGATGGTAAGCTAGGACCAACTGACCCTTTAAGTAAATATGAATCTTATTCGGAAGAAGAATTAGCAGGAAACATAGAAGCAAAGAAACCAACTTTTGATACATTAGAAGATTACATAATGGAAACAATGCCTATGTTTGTACCTAGAGATGTGGCACCTCCTAAATCTTATTCACCTATGCCTGTTGAAGAATATTTAACAAGAAGATTATTTATAGATCTTGCAGACGGTGGAGAAGTTAAAAGTTTTGAAGAACAAAGTTTAAATAAAAAAGGTTATGAAACTAAAGGTCTTACAAAAAAAGAGATATTTGATTTATATGATAGCGTTATGGGTACATTTTCTAAAAGATATAAAAAAGGGGGAGAAGTTAAAAAAAGAAAACGATACGCGGACGGCGGTATTGCAAGTATGTTTCGTGAAAGACCGGGATA